AAGCCGCGCCCTGCGTGAGCGCAATGCCTATCTCGAAGCCCAGCTCGCCGACCTCAAACGGGATATCTCGGCGCGACATAACAGCGAAAAGATCACGCCGCCGGGTCTGGTACAAACCGATGGTGTCAGCATCGACGCCGTCATCGAAGAGTTGATCCGCCGCGCCGAGACTGACCCCCGCATCCTGTCCGTGCTGCAACAGGTGCCGGAAATCGAGGTCACCCGGAAGCGCAGCGTCCTTCCAATGGACGCCTCTACCCAGCTCGGTGCCATCGCAGTTCTGATCGCTGATGGCTTTATCGATACGGTAAAATCTAATGCCGAGATCGGGAGGGAGTTGAGGCGGCGAGGCCGCGTCGTCCACAACGGAAATCTCAGCCGCGATTTGGGAAAAATTGCCGAGATGGGGTTTCTTTTTGCCGAAGGGCGCGGATCGTACATCGCTGCTCAAGGCATGAAGGTGAATATCGTAGAGGTCTGATTAAGGCGATGTTACCAATGGAGAATTTGCGATGAGCGAGAGTTTGAAGCCAAGGCAGCAAGCGAGCGGGATAGTCGAAAAGCAGATGATCGTTTTCCTGATGCAATTCACGCCGACGCAAGCACTAACCGTCGCGGACGTGAAAATCATCGCCGAGCAAGCCCGCAATATCTCCTTCGAGGCTTTTTCCGCCGCCATTTGCGGCGACTGACCGCGTTTTCGAGAGGTTATCCCCGTGGAACCTGATCTAGGCGTCGTTACAAAAATCGAGCGCGATACCGGCGAGGACGGGCGGACCATCCTGCGCGCCATCGTAGAGTTTTACGACGGTGCCGCACCGGACCTCACGTTCAAAACGGTTTGGCAAATGACGCCAGTGCGAATTACCGAGGCGCGGCCATCCAAGGCGGGCGCGGGGATGACAGAAAAAAGAGGTCTAAAATGATGGGAGAGATCGCCGCGCTTTCACCGGCACAAATACAATCCGCCGCCGATGCTCCGTCCGGGGTTTCTCCGGAGATCGCTGCACTGTTCGAGCAGATCGCTCTTGAGGTCTACCGATCTGGCAAGACCAAATTCAGCGCCCGCGCCATCCTTCACCGCATCCGCTGGTATCACAGCGTCGAGCGTGGCGACGACAGTTTCAAAATCAACAACAATACGTCCGCTAAACTGGCCCGATGGTTCATGAAGCGGCATCCGGTTTGTCGAGGTTTTTTCGAGCTGCGTGAGAAAAAAGCGGAGAGTGAGTGATGTCAGGGATCGATACAAAATACCCGTTCTACTGCATCGTGTTTTATCGCCGCCTCGGCAACAATTTACCACCGCCACGCCGAAAGAATTTCGAGGTCGTCGTCGGTGCCCTTCACTACAGGGACATCATGCTGCGACAACACAACGTCGCCCGCGTCGAAACCGGCACCGTAATCGATATCTCAACTCCTACATCAGCCCGCAATGAGCCGCCGCAAGCGCAAGCATATTCCGCTAATTGAGTTGCTGGCCTCCGCGCTTTGCGACAAGCTGCCGAAGGATCAGGCAGCAAAGCTGCGCGAGACCAAGCCGCCGGCAAAGCAGATCGTCCGGATGTTTACCCCAGATCATATCGACCTGCACAGCCTCGGCGGTTCCGACAAATGGTGGAATATCGACATGCGGCCACGCGGCGCCGATCTTAAAGAAAAGGACCGCAAGGACACCGGGGTCGCCGCCAAGACGAAGCGGATCGTCGCCGAGCAGCTCCGTCATCTGCTGGCGACAACGCCGACAGGAAAGCTCAGGGCAAAAAAGGAAAAGCAGCGCAATAAAAAGAAAAAACCGGACTGGCAATGCGGGTGTGGTCGGCCGGTTTTTGGTTCACGTTGTCGAAACTGTGGGTCAGATATTCCGCCAATCTGAAAGGGGAGCCGGATGCAGGAAAGAACAAAGACCAACCGCTACCAGATCGCAATCGGATGGATGAAGGACAACGTCGCCGCCGCCACGGTGGCAAATCTGGCGAGATCGCCAGCGGTGCAGGTCGTCGCCGCCGCCTTCAATGTCGGCCCAAGGGAGGTCGCCGCCGATGTCTTTCTGGCGCGGGGTGATGGTGCGCTACGGGCGACGCCAACCGATATCAAGATTATGGTCGCCGTGACCTCGGCGAAGCTGCCGTTGACGCTGGGTGAGCTGGCCGCCAATGTCGGCATCACGAAGAGCGGGCTTTACCCGCCGTTGAACCGGCTGGCCGCCATGGGCTTCCTGACCATGACCCAGCACGGCAGCGCCGTCAGCGTAGAAGCCCGACAGCAGCCATTGCCGCTATCCCAAGGATCGGAAGCACCGATAGTGCCAACAGCACCAGCAGTACGGCGTCGACAAGTTTCGAGCTTGCCGATCCCTGCGGCCGACTGATGTCGGGCCAACGCCTCACCGTAGCGCGGCCGTCTTACTGCTAAACGGATCGACGAACCGGTATCCGGCCCGCCTCAACGCTGAGATGCTGACGGTTTGCTCGCGGGTGAGATGGCCGCCGCTGTTCGGGTTGTAGACCGTTGCGGTGTCCCCGTTGACGGTGATGACCGCCATGACGTGCCCGCTGCGATAGGCAGCAGTACGCGGCCCCGGCTCGACGTGCCGGAATTTTACCCCCCAATTCGAGGCAAGGAAGAGGCCGGGGACCGGGTAGCCGAAAAAGTAGACCGATGTGCCGCAGCCGCAGAACAGGTGCCATGGGCAGCCGGCTGGATGCTTGACGACCTCGGAGGATTCCGCAGTCAGGCGAGGATGGCGATGGTGTCGAGGCTTCGCGTCGGTGATGTCTGCTGTGACTAGGACTGCCGCTATTCCAGCGGTGACGGCAATGATAGCTCTTCGCATAATTCCCCCTATGCGTTGGTTGATCCCAAAGCTCCCCTGCCGACCTCCGACGGCACACAATGAAAGGGCCGCATTAACGCGGCCCTGACTGTTTTATATCTGGAAAGAGCCGACCGGGCAAATCAGCCGGTCTGGATCGGCACCCGGATCGGTGGAAATTTTACCTTGATCGGCCAGATATCCTGCAAGGCGTTGCAGGAAAAATATCCGGTGGCGTGGATCGTCATCACCGAATTGCCCTCGGCCTTTTTCGGGACATGCACCGGAAGATGACGATCCTCTTCGATGCCGGTTTGGTCCGGAGGATTGAGTGGCACTGATCGATAATGGTCGATCTCGCCGCTCGGCTCCCATTCCCGGTCGCGGTAGACCTCGGCACGACAGAGCCGACGCCAATCAATCGTGAAGCCGACGTACCTTGATTCTCCCGGTGCCATCGCGGAGATCGCATCCGGTGCAATGATCTCGACCGGCGCCCGCCGGTCAAATAGATAGAGGATTGAGGCGCCGACAATGAGCGCGAGCAGCGCGGGCTTCCAGTGAATTTTTAATGTCTTTTTCACCTTCGTCCTCCGCTCCGTCGCCACGGCCCCCCGGCCCCCGACGTGGGAACGAGCAAGCATTAGTGTCCTCCGATCTTCCCCATGATCCACGCAATTTTTTCCCACAGCTTGTCTCCGAAGGCTAGGACAGCGATTGCCGCTCCGACGACGCCCCCGATCCAAGCTGAGTATTCCTTGGTCCGCTCCTTCCAACGCTCTCGCGCGACGAGACGTTCATTTGAAACCCGCGTGATCTGGCGATCTCGCAAGCTGAACGGACCCTTTTCCTGTCGGCTGATCTCACTTTCAAAGTCGCCCATGCTTTCCGGTCTCTTATGAGGTCACACCGCTTTGAGCGCGGCCGAACCATAGTTCCTCTTCGTCGCGCGTCATCTGGTGGGGGATCGGGATCGGCAATCCGATCTTGTTGAAGATAGTCGCCGCAATGCTTTTGCGGAGCAGCTCGGCGGCGAGGCCGGAAGCATCGTCAGGCTTGGCACCATTTTCGATCTGCGCCTGATAAATCGAGATGATGGTCGGGACCACCTTGACGATGATCTCGACCAGAATCGCGGCGACCTGCGTCCACGCAATCGTGAAGCCAAGAACGGTGATCCCGGCAACCGAGATCATCTGCCGGCCTTGGCGTCGACAACGGCTTGCGCCATGGCCGCAGCGGCGGCGAGCGCGGCGCGGACCGCTGACTGCGTATCGGTCACCGGGCTGCTGCAAATCGAGACCAGACCGGCTTTCGCGACGCTGTAGTTGTTCTGCGTCCGCTGCGAGGCGTGGGGCGCCAGCGCCGCAAATTCGAGGTCCATGGCCGAGACGTTGAGACAGGCGACGCCGAGGGCGTCCTGCCCAACGGTGCGGAGGTCATCCGTGGTGCAGCCGCCAACCATCAGGGCGGCGACTAACATCAGGAACGGTAACGCTTTTTTCAGATGTTTCATGTGAAACATTCCTTACGGCTGGGGTTGAGGCGTGGCGGGCGTCGCTGCGGCGGCGTTGGCGATCTGCATGGCGACCACCGGTTGCTGCGGCAGCGTATCGATGATCTTGGCGGCGATGACCTCCGGGGTCAGGCCGAAATGCTTGACCGCCGCCGGTGCCGCCTGTTGGGCGATGATGTTAGCGGCCTTGACCAACGCCTCGGAGCGGACATCGACCTTGACGCCGTTGAGCTTGACGAAGCCGTCGGCGACCAGAGAGCTGGCCTGATTTTTCAGGGCGGTCTCCAAGGTATTACGGAAACCGGTGTCGATGTTCTGCACGATCTTTTGACGACCGAGCCAAGTAAATAGTGCCGTAATCAGTGCCATAACGATGGCATCGACATATGGCTGCACCAGAGGGCCAAACGCCTGACCGATGCTGAGGATCGTTGGTGACGGCGCCGCCGCGGTATCGGCGGCGGATGCCGCAACGGCCGACACCGCGAGAAGAATTACTGCGACAAGGAATTTCATCCGATCCCCCTTTTCCCCGCCGCAATCAATACGCGATTCGCTAGGTCTCCGACACCGATCTCGCCTCGGCGAACGTCGTCATGACCCTGCCGCCGCTTGGTACGATCCCCTTCGGAAACATGAAACCACGGATGCTGTCGTCCTTCGGGAACCTTGCAACATTGACGGCGTCGGACTGATTGCCGCCACGACAGTAGAAATAGCCGGTATCCTCGCCCTCATACATGGTGACGTGGTTGCCGCCGGTCCTGCGGCGCACCATGATCGCACCCCGACAAGGTTCTCGCAGCCTGACGCCGTCCGGCCAGTCGTCGATCCAGTTGCCAGCACCGAGCAGCAGCTTCGGCGGCTTGAACCCGGAGGCCGCGACGCAGTACCCGGTGGCGAGGCCGCACCACGGAATACTGTCGTCGTGATACCAGCCGACGCTGCCTTTGAGGTCTGGGTATTTTGCGATGATGGTGGCAACCCAGCCAAGGATCACCGGATTGTCGGCGGTGCCGGGAAATTCCTTGGTGCCGGAGATCGCCCGCATCACGGCGAGCCATGGCGCCGCTGTCTTTGCCGAGGTAACGGCCGTCGACACCGTGGTTGTCGGCTCAAGCATCACGGCGTCGAGCGCGGCGCCGGTTTCCTCGCCGACCTCGCCGTCGACGCCGAGATGGTGCCGTTGTTGAAACGAGATCACGGCCTTTTCGGTGATGTCACCGAACTCGCCATCGGCTTGTAGGACCGCCTGATCGGCTCGCAGTCCACGCTGGATTAGGAAAACAGTGCTACCGGTATCACCGCGCCGCGCCGCCCGCGTCTCGACCAGATCAGCAATCGACATCAGTAATACTCCCATATCCGGATAAGTCCGGCGGCTCCGTTTCCACCGGCGCGGCTAGTGCCAGTTAGTGTCAAGGCACCGCTGCCGCCAGCCCCTACGGAAACGCCAGCGGCACCACCGACACCAGACGCGCTATCCGTGCTGTTCCGTTGTGCTGCACCGGGACCACCGCAAGCACCGGCGCCGCCGACGCCGGATATGGCGACCGTGCCGCTGAACGCCAATCCTGTGCCGCCCTGCCCACCCGCCAGCGATGTGTCGCCGGTGGAAATGGTGCCACCAACACCGCCGGTGCCGCCAAGACGCAGCGTGGTGTTGAAGGTGTCACCCTTCCCTGCGGCGCCACCGTTGGCTTGCAGCACAACAACGGAGCTGGCGTCGGTGAATGTCGTATTGCCGCCAGATGTGCCATCGTTGGCCCCCGCAGTACCGCCGGTGCCGGCAGCACCGACCGCGTAGGCATACGGACCATTGAGCGTGGTCAGCCAGACCTTTGAGCAGCTACCGCCGCCACCACCGCCAGCGGCCCCGGCATTTGATGCGGAGCCGGAAGCGCCACCGCCACCGCCACCGGCGCCGATGGCCTCAATGAAGAGGGCGCGAACGCTGGCGGGGACCGCATAAGACGAGCTGCCGGATGTCAGCAGGGTCACCCCTTTGAGTTGATAGCCCAGCGCGGCGCAGGTTCCGGAGGTCGTAATGGTGCCACCGCTGAGACCGGTGCCGCAAACCACCGAGGTCACCGTTCCGGAGCCGGCACCGGCCGATTGCGAGGCAAGACTGCGCCAGCGCGACGCCGTGCCGTCATAGACCAAAGATGCCGTCCCGTTGGCGCCGATCAGGAAATCGCCGCCGAGATTGAACCGGTTAGCGGCGGTGGAGCCGACGTTCTGTTCTTTCAGCGTGATCGTGAAAGAACCATTGTTGATGATCGACATCCGGCAACCGGCGGCACCGCCGGCCAGACCGGTGATGTCGCGAGCCGCATCCGAGTTGATAAGCAGGGTCGTCGTCGTCGTACAGACCACGGATGACGGATTGTAGTCGTTCTGGTTTGACGTGATCTGAGCCGGTGCCGACTGCGTCGATGTTTTCATCGCGCCTTGGAAATCAGCGACGCCGGTCACCGCCGGTGCCGAGATCGTCGGGCCGGTCAGCGTTTTGTTGGTCAAGGTCTGCGAGGCGGTCAGGCCAACAACGGTGTCGCTTCCCGCCGGGAACGCGAATGATGTCGCGTCGGTCCCGGTGAGCGTCAGGGAGTTTGATGCCGTCAGCGTTTTGCCGGCACCAAGGGTCAGCGTTCCGGTCCCGCTGCTGATCGTGTTGCCGTTGACGGTTGTCGCCGTCAGCGTGGTGAAGGCACCGGTTCCGGCCGTAGTTGCCCCGATGTTCGCGTTGTTGAGACCGGTCGATGTCCAGCGTCCAATCTCGGCGCCGGCCACGACCTGAGAGATGTTGCCGCTGGCCTGTGATCCGATACCCGTCGTGGTGTCGGCCTTGTTCGGGATCAATGATGGTACGGTCGATGAAGCCGCAGCGATACCGAGCTGCCAGCTTCCAGCGGTGGCCGACCGCAGCGATCCGGAATCCAGCGTGACGCGAGCAGTCGTCGCTGTGGAAAAGCTGAGGGTGTTTGCGCTCGGCAGATACAGGCCATTCGTAGGAACTGTCGACGACGATGGTACAAAACTGCCCGCCGTCATCTGCCCGGATAGCGTTCCGGTCCCGGTGCCGCAGAAAACATCGGTGCCGATGGTGCAACCACCGAACGCGGCGGTGGTCGATGATGCCGTACCAAGTATCGATGTCGTCCCGGTCAACGTAGTGAACGTACCGGTTCCCGCCGTCGTGGCTCCGATATTGGCATTGTTTAATCCAGTCGAGGTCCACCGCCCGACCTCGGCGCCACCAACGATTTGAGACATATTGCCGGCAGCTTGGGCACCGACACCGGTGGTGGTATCTGTTCGATTTGGGACCAGCGCAGGAACGGTTGACGATGTAGCCGACACGGTTAGCTGCGCCCCGCTCGCCGATCCGAGGCTGATGAAATTTCCGGCGCTGCTGATTGACCAGCGTCCAGCAGAGTTAGTGGATAGAGCAACAGAATTGGCGCTCGGCAAATACATTCCGTTCGCTGGGATTGTTGAGCCGGTTGGAGTAAAGCTCGCCGCGTTGAGCTGGCCCGATCCTGTTGCCGTTCCGGTCCATGCCAGCGCATCGGTCCCGATGGTGGCACCACCGATAGCGACGGATGTCGCTGATGCGATGCCGAGTACCGGGGTCACCAGCGTCGGTGTGGTTGCCCTGACAACGGCACCGGTGCCGGTGTTGGCGGTTGCCGCCAGCCCGTTGATCGAAAAGCTGTTGCCGGTGCCAGCGGTGTCATAGGTCTTGTTGGTCAGCGTATCCGTGGTCGCCTTGCCGATCAGGGTATCGGTTGCCGACGGCAGCGTCAGCGCCCCCGATGATGCGGCAAGTGGTGTCAGCGTCGTTGTGCCAGACGTGATGCCAGCAAATGCCAGTGTCCCGGTTGCCGTTCCGGCGACGCCGAGGGTTGGCGTCCGCGTGAACGACAGCGTTCCACCGCTACTGTAATTGGCGATGCCGCCGCTTACTGCGGTAAGCCCGTCAACCGTGTTGGCTGATGTCGAATATAGAATTTGCTGATTGGTTGTCGTCGCCGGATATGTCGCGGTCGACCACGTCATCGGATTGGCGACGCCGCCGCCGCTTTGCAGGATTTGTCCAGTTGATCCGGCTGCGGTCGGCAGGTTGAAATTGTAGGTGCCGGCCGCCGCCTGTGGCTTCACCGTGACTGTACCGGATGTATTCCCGGTCAGCGCCAATGATCCCAGCGATGATCCGGCAACACCGAGCGTCGGTGTCGTCGTCCAGACCGGAGCGGCGGATGTGACGCCTTGAAGCATCTGGCCGTTGGCGCCACCGGTCGCTGGTGAGATCAGGGCGCCATTGATATATAGGCCGGAAGAAACATTGACGGTCCCCGGACCCTTCGAGCCGCCGGTTGGCGTCGCAACCGTGATGCCGCCATCGTTCTGCTGGCAGAACCCATCCGCCATCGTTGTAGTGCCGGTCGTCGTCGTGGCGACGCAAGCCTTCGAGCCTTGGGCGCCGACAGCATAGGTTTCTGTTGCGTAGGTTCGGAAGGATGATACCGGGCCGGCGATAGCCGTGCCGTTGAAGCCCCACGCATTATAGGCGACGAGCTGCGACCCAGAGGTCACAGCCGTCTGCGCAGCATTGGTGCCGCCATAGGCGACGCCGGAGAAAAACGCTGGGGCGCCGAACGAGGTCAGTTGCAGTCGTGGAGATGCTGCATCGATACCGACAAAATTGGCGATGGCGCCGGTCAGTGCCGATGGCGCCGCGTTTACGTTCTGATTGAAGATCGGGAACGTAGTGGACGACATCGTATGGCTGCTACCCCACGACGCCGAACCCCGCACCGCGACGGCGCCTGTGGTCGACGAGATGTTTCGATCCAAGCATGAGGTCCACGTCGACCCGATTGGTTCGGCCGACCCCGCCGTACAGTTGGCGATCACGTTACCGACCCCAACCGAGGCGAAGGCAAGACTGCCGCCGCTGACGGTGAATTGGCTGTCCAGACTGATGCCGATAGTGGCGACACCCGATGTCACCGAAACCGTGATCGGCGGCACCGGAGAAAAGTTTGCACCGGAGATGGCGGCGGTATAGACGCCGGTGCTTTGGTTCAGAAAGCCCTCGATCACCCAATGGAAGCCATCCCATTGCTTGATCCTGACGCTCGACGAGCCGAGGCTGGTGTCGCACCAGAACTGGAATGTCGACGGATTAACCGGTGCGGTAACCCCGGCAAAACAGCCGAGGATATTGTTCACATCGTTCTTGGCTGCCGCAAAATTGTTGCGGATCACCGCCGATGATAGCGACGAGTTTTCCGCCGGAACGGCACCATTGATGGTGCTAGCGGCAATCGCTTGCGTGACAAAGGCCGCGAGCAGAGCCAGCGTAACCAGAATTTTTTTCATGTTTCCTTACCCGTATCTTTTCTAGGCTTGGTACTGGCCGCCGGTTGCGGTCGCTCCGGCGATACTGCCGGGGTAATAATTGGCGCCGCCGCCATTGGTCAGGATGACGCCGTTAAAGACGACGTTATACCGCTGACCGGTGGCGCCGGTGCCGCCATAGATCGTGGTTGCCGGGTCTTGCCGGATGGCACCACAAGCAGAGGCGTTGGCGAAAGCCCCGGAGAAAGCCGGTGTCCCGACCAGCGTAACGGTGACGGCGACATTGTCAGGATTGGTGCTGATGTTGGCGTTTTGGTCGACACGCAAATGATTGACGGCCGCGCCGGTGATCCGATAATTTCCGACGGCATAGACGCTGGCGCCATCAACGGCGCTGATGTGGGCGCCGTTTGGACAGGCGCCAAAATCAATGTTGGAGAACAGCATCAGGCTTCCGCTGCCATGGCAGTAGATACCGGCGTTTCCGGTGGACTGTATCTGGAAGCCTTGCAGTTTGAGCGCATTGGAGAAGGTGCGGACCGCAGAATTGGCGCCGCCGTCGATGATGTGGGTGGTCGGCAGCCCCGCCGCTCCCAGCATCACGACGCACCCTCTGGCGTTTGCCCCGGTGGGTCTACCGCTCGCAGCAAACTGCTGTGCATATGTTCCGGCCGCGCATTGCACGGTTAGCGTGAAGCCAGCCAGATCGATGGTGGCGCAAATCGTACTCCACGCAAATGTCTGCGTCGCCCAAGGCGTCGCGGCGGTGAGGCCGACATTGGCGTTATCGCCAGTTGTCGAGACAAACATCGTCGTATCGGCATTAAGTCTGGTTCTGGTCTCGTTGTTGAGGGCAAAATAATTGGCGCCGTCCGACACGATGACTGTGGATTGTCCGGGACCAAGCAAGACATATGAGCGCGGCGCCCCGGATAGCGTTGACCCAGCATCCGCCTTGATAGCCAAAAGCTGGGTTGCATCGTTGTTATAGATCGTCAGTGTCGTCAGGGCCGGCAGACAGGCGCCACCGCCGGGGAGGGTATCGATCATGGCCGACGCCGCTCCGGCCGACCGCATCGTCATCAAGCCATCGCTACTGACCGTGTAGGCGTGGGTCAGGCCCACAATGGTTTCGATGGCGTACCCACTCTTCTGAATCGCGGCGAGCAGCTTGGCTTTGAAGGCAGCGAGATCGCCGTCGTCCAAGACATCTTGGCCGGTGCGATCTGCAATAAGATTGGCGATGGCGGCTGTGACGAAGGCGGACTGTCGCCAGACCTTATTCAGCCTATCCGGGAGGGCGATACCGGTTTCAAATCCGGTGCCACGGAAGCCGGCCGCAAGATAGTCGGCTTGCGGCATGACATCGGCACCGGGGTCGGTGGCGAACGGAAGAAAATCGATTGTCGGCATGGTCCCCTGACCTCTTCGTTATGCGACATCGGCGAAGGCGCCTTCGCCGAAACCCGCGATGTTGTCGTTCGTTACGCCGAAACCAAAGTACGGAAAATCCGGAACCGATTTCGTCAGATAGCCATCGATCTTCACCGTCGCCGGCTTCATGTTGAGATAACCGCCGGTGAACAGTGCCTTGGTTACCGCATCAGGCTCCGGCCCGGTCAGTGCGTACAGCATGTGCATGGAGCGGCCGTTCAGCGTCGGATCGTGAGCCGACGCCCAGAAGCCTCGACCAAAACCGAGAAGCTCGTCACCCATCGAAAAATAGACGTTGCGGATAGGATAGGTCTGATTCTGTATCAGGATGCCATAGCCGGTGCCGGCAAATAGAGTATCCCAAATCTGGTAGGCCGTGGGGATCGTGCCGTCCCAGCCGTTATTGGCGGCTTTGGCCCGTAGCAGGGTGCGGTAAGCATCATCTGGCAAGCTCACCAAGCCGGCCGTCGGATCGAAGCGGCCCTTCCATGTGCCCTGCCCGAAGCCGAGGCCATCTATGTCAAAACTGAAATAGACGTTTTCCAGCGGCACCGACAGCTCGCGGGTGACGCCGATCCATTCGCCGATGATATCGAGCTGGACGCCCTCGGCGTCATCAAGGTTGAACAAGGTCTGCAAGCGACGGGCGACGACTTGCTGGTCGCATATCGGTTGAAGCAGCGCCGTCAGGTAGGCGATGAATTTCGGCTTGTCGCGGTGCTGGGCCGCGACCAATGCCAGATAAGCGGAGACATCACCGGTCGCCGGACCGACGTTGATATCCCATTGCAGTCCGGAATCCCATTTTGCTCCGGGTTGCCCGCTGTCCCAGCTATCGATGAAGGTCATGTCACGGTGACCTCGACATCGTCGGCGCTACAGGTTGCAGCTTCCTTGAACGACATCGATAGATTGCCGGAGATAAAGCTGCCGCCGTCGCGGGACTGTGTGATCGCTGTCACGACATAGCTGGCCGCCAGTGCCGAGCCGTTGAGGTTGGCGGGACCGAATAGCCGGGTCTGATAGCTGTCCTCGCCGATATCGAGACCGTTTATGAAATCCGCCACCGACTGCTTGATCGAATCCTCGGTGGTCGAAACAAATCCGGCGAGAGCGGTGATGTTGACGCGGACCGCCACGGGAACACGGATCAATTCCTGATAGAAGATGCGGTCCGGAACGCCTTTCTGGTCAACGGTGAGGACGTTGACGTTGCCGAAGGTGCCGCCACCCGGAGGTTTCTTTGCTGCGATGGTGTCACCGATCTCCTGAGCTATTCCGCCGTCGATCACGGCGCAGATGGTGTGCGGCGGCAACCCGTCATCATTGAAGGTATCGCCATCGTTCTCATAGATTCTCAGTCGCTCGACACCGGCGAGATCGGCGAGATCGGCATAAATCGCCTCAAGGATTGTTTGCGCCGGCTTCGACGTGGAGCGGGCCTGACGGCGACGGAGTGTGGCATCAGGCTCGACCGGATCGCCGGGGGTCGCCGCCACAGAATTGGTAACGGTTTGCCAGCCCCGCGTCGGTGTCAAAATCTGCGTCAATGAGCCGACCGCAGCCGTTGTTGCACCCTCGGCACGGCAGGTCGCCGTGACATCGATCTGCCCCTCGATTGGGATGACGACCTCGTCTGGCAAATCCCAGACCGTGTTCAGGCTGAGATTGTCACCGATGACACCGCCATCGATAACGGTGCCGACCTCGCCGACGAGGCGGACAACTGCGGTGCTTCGGGTCGAGATCAGGCGACGGAGGCCGTTGATTTTAACGACGTTGGAGAGGCCGACGCCCTGCGCCGTTGCCGGAGAAAACGAATTATAGGCGTCGACGATCAGGTTGTTGAGGTCGAACACCGCTTGAGCAAAAATCGCGATGGCCTCGCCGTCCTGACTGTCGGGATCGAGATCGATGTCGACGCCGAAAATTTCCTGCATCGCGTTTTTGAGCTGCGCGAAAAGGTCTGGGTAGTTCGGAACCGCGATGCCGGTTGCCGTGATCTTGGCTGCTAGGGTCGCCATCAGATCACCACCGGAGGAAGCGCGGTCGTCCCGAAGATGGTGCTGATGACCGCAGTAATGGTGAGGCGGCGGGTCACCGGGTCTTGCTGGCTGTTGTACGACACGATCTTTTTGACCCCGGCCGTACCGAGGATGCGTTGCTGGATCGCGTTGTCATAAAGCGGCTTCGTCCCGGCACCGAGAATTTGGGTGCTGTACGGCGTCCCCTCGTTGACATCCAAAAACCACTCGCCGGCCCAAAGGCGCAGTCTCGTCATCACCGATTGTGCCGTGGCAAATTGGTCGGTCAGAAAATCGGCCGCGCCATGGCCGAATGTCATGTCGCCATCGCCGTCAAGTCTGCGATAGATCAACGAAAACCCCCGGTCCCCTGATTCGCCGCTGCGTCGAGCTTATCAGACCTGATTGGGCTTATCCGTATTGCCACCGCCGCGATCCACGCCGCCATGGGTATGGTTGACCAGCGAAACCGCCCCGGATTGCGCCTTAACGTCGCCGGTCACGGTCACATTGCCGTTCAGGGTGATCTCGTTGCCGGAGCCGTCGCCAGCGACGAGCTTCCCGGTGATCTCCGTGATCGGAGAATCGAGCGTTATCTTGGCGCTTGCCTTTACGACTACCTCTGGGGCGTCAAGCGTGATTTTGACACCTGACTTGACGAGGGCTTCGTGGTCGGTCTGGACGTTAACTTTGCCGTCCTGCGCGATCTCGAAAAAGCTGGTCTTGTCCTTGTTGCGGAGCTGGACGGAATCGGTGCTGACACTGGGTATCTTCGCCGGCTGCGATCTGAAACCGGGAAAAAAGAAACCGTCGCTGAGATCGTGCATCCGCAGCTCGGCCTGTGGCTGCACACCGCCGCTTTGATACCAGCTATCGATGCAGCGGGCCGCAAAGCAGATCAGACCTTCGTCGCCTTTCTTGATCGGGAAGGTCAGCATGAAATCGCCGTTGCCGGGAAACTGCACCGGAACATCGACGCACATCGAGATCGTCAGATTTTTCCACTCTCCGGATGTTGCATCGCGCATCTTGGCTTGGATGGCGGGCTGGACGGATACAGTCTGCTTTTCAGCATCGTAGGATTCGATGATGCCGGGAAGCGAGGTCCAGACCTCCGCCTGATTGCTGCGAAAAAACGCCCGCAGCGTCGGCGCCAATAGCTGCATCCGCTCTCGACGATCAGCCATAGGGCTTAACTCCGCTTCCACCGCTACTGCCGGAACCACCACCGGCGCTTTGATCGACGTTGAGGCAGATCATTTTACTGTACCAAGGATCGTTGGCCCAATTATCTCCGGCAAACTCGGCAACGATGACGCGGTAGACGCCGTCGTTGGAAAGCGACGCATAGAATTGGATGCCACTGATATTCGGAAATCCGACCGGCACTTTGTCGCCCTGCACATTCGCCGCATTGGTCTGCGTCGTCGTGATGTCGGAGTTGTTCAACTTGATCCTCGATCCGGTCTTAATCAGCGGATTCAGCAAGCAGGTGACCTCGATGCCGTTGATCGTGGCTTCCGGGATACCGACCATGCCAGTCGCCGCATTTATCACAACGACCTCATTTGGGCCGTAGCCGTCGAGCTTGATGAACTGGACCTTGCCGTCGACAATCGACCACGTCGCGTCACCGGTGTTGCTGACATCAGTCATCCGGTTGCGGGCCAGCCCGAACAGCACCTTTCCGCGCGGTAGTGTGCCGCCGGTGCCGAGGTCATCTGGAACGCTGCCCTGCTCGATGCCCTGCGTCCCGGCCTGACCCTTGGTATCGTTGATGATGGTTGTGATCTGATTTTTTAGCTGGGTCTGGCCCTTGTCGACGGTCTTGTTGACGACGGCAAAATTGAACCATTGCTCCAAATCGGATGCCATAAATTCGATGAAGGTATCGATGTTGCTTTCGCGACCTCGACGTATCCGGATCAGATCGCCCTGAAAAATAATGCCGAAATTGCCGCCCTCGTAACCGGCTTGCAGAGACACATACTGAAATTCGTCCTGTATCCGCTTCGCCGTGGCATCGGCCAGATTGTAGACGCGGATGGTTGCGGTTGGCGGGCTATCGATATCCGGGGCCACAACATTAAACTGGATGCGGAAGGCGGATAGGTCGATGCCTTCCTCGCCCTTCGAGACGATCAGCCCGATCTTGCGGATGAACTGATTGCTCATGGGGTAACGAAATAGAGCTTCCCGTTAACACCGAGGTCGGAATATCCCGGAGGCACCAGCGAGCTGTCGTCATTGGCGACGATCAGCTTGTTCTGATCGGAGCCGCCGATGCGGAGATAGTTGAGCTGCTCAAGCAGGTCGGCCCCGGTGACCAAGGGGACGCCGGTGACAATCGGATTTTGATCCTTGTCATAGATGCCGAGTATCCACGTCGCCGAACCGCTATTCCATTGCAGCGTCAGCTTGTAGTTGATGCCGCCAAGCGAGATGGTGAATTTTTGCGATTTCGGGATCAGCGGGATTTGGAAGCTGCTCATAGTGAAAAATCCGAGGTAAAGTCGCGAGTTGACGACTGCGCGTTGACCGGTCCGCGCTCGGTTGGTCCAGCATTATTCTCCGGATTTTTCATCGCCGACGGGTCAAGCTGTACGCTCTGCGTACTGACCAAGATGATGTTTTGACACTCGATGCCGACGATCAGTGATTGCTCGGTCTTTTGATCCGTTGTGGTGTGGACATGCGCCATCAGCATGTCGGTATAGAACCGCTTGCCGGTGATGATCTCGAAGGGGACGCGGCCGGCCTGAAACGCGATCAGGTCGTTGTAGACCTGCTGGATATAATTCGGGTCGCCGCCGGCCTGTAGGCTGCTGTTCGACCAGCCGGCCCGGATCAGAACGCGCGGTGGTTCCTTGTAGGCGTGGTCGGTGATCGCGGCGCCCTGCTCGACCGGGATACGGGTGATGACGAGCTGGTCATCGTGTATCTCTTCGATGGTGACATCCGCGACGAAGCCGCCGATGTTGCGGCTGAGAAAAATAACTGGCGACAGCAAGCCGGCTGCCTGTGCGAGCAGGACCGGTAACCCGGCCGGGATTATCATCGGACGACCTCGACGACGTTGCGGACCACGTTGGAGTTGATCTTATCCTGTCCATCCAAGACGTTCTTGCCGATCTCCTTGGCGTCGGACCCGGTGACGTGGATGTCGGTTTTCTGGTTAATGGTGACGTTGGTTGGCGCCGATGGAGCCGGAGCAATCGCCTGATTGAAGGCGCCGTTGATATTGACGCCGCCATCGGGTCGGACCTGCCGTTGGTCCGGGCCACCGTAGCCGGCAACCTGTTGTCGGGCCACGCCGCCGTCGGGACGTGGCTGACCCTGATCGGCCCCGGCGATCTCCCCACGCGCCAGAGCCGAGCGCAGCGCCGGATTGTAGTTCGCCCAATTACCGACACCGGATTCCCGAAGCAGGGCCAAGGCGACGCGGGTCTGATCTTCCTTGCTCGCTGCCATGGCATTGTGTTCGGCGATGCCGAGACCCGGAGCCAGTCGCGCCCAATTTGAATTTAAGACTTGGTAATACCCTTGAGCCGTATAGCCCTTCGGAGCCTCCGGATTGATGCCCTGCGCCCGCCCGGCATAATTCATGACGTTGCGGTCTTTGCTCTCGTATTTCAGGATAAGCCCTAGCGTGTTGCGCTCTTGATCCGACATCGGGATGTCGGGGATGCCGGCGCCACCGGAGCCGCCGGCGGGTCTTGGCTGCGGTGACCCCCAAGGGCTTGGGACGTTGGTTACGGAGCCGCCACGCTGCAAGGCATCATAGGCCGGCGAACCGGACGCATCGTAGTATCCGGTGTCCCGCGTCCCCATCCACTGACTGCGGTCGAGACTACGGTAGTTCGGCCCCATCGAATTTCTATAGATGCCGATTGGATCGGAGCCTTGGAGGTATCTTTGCCGCGTAAGGGGATTGATCCGTTCCGCCCATGGGTCATCGAAATTAGGTGGCGCTAACTTGTCGGCCTCGGTTTCCTCTATACCAAAGAGCGATCTTACTGTTGAGCGCCGGCTATGCTGGGCGTCGTCACCCTTCATGTATTCCAGCAAGGCGATCAACCCGGCGAGGGCGCCCCCTTTGCTGAAAAATGCTCCGATGGTCCCAGATGCAAGCTGGATACCGAGAAGGCGCCCGACGATCTGTAGGGCCGTAGCGGCACCACCCAGCGCGAGCGTAATGGATGCGATCTGACCGGCGGCGCCGCCGGTACTGGCGTTGTATTTATTAAACCACTCGACGCCCTCTTGCAGGGTTTTGGTTACGCCCTCCGCCGCCGGAAGCCAGTCATGCGCGATGCGTTCTGCCGTAATGCCGAAGGTCGAACCGAGCTGGTTGACCTGATTGGAATAATTCCGGAAATCTCCGGCGTACTGCTGGGCGTTGATGCCGGCTTCCCGGAGGCGGCGGGAATAATCTTCCTGCCACGCCTTCGACTGATCCATGAAATGATAGAGCTGATAAAATTCCTTTTCGCCCATGCCGTACATCGCCGCGATCTGGGCGCCAATAAAGTAGCCCTTCTCGCCGAACTGCTTGAGGCGGCCGACAAATTGCTGCTGTGCCGCCACCGCATCGGTGGTGTCGATCCCCATGTTTCGGAGCAGCGCGTTAAGACCGGGGTTGGTCCGGATGGTCTGGGCAAAATTCTCAATCGACTGCTTTGCAGCATCGGCGGAAAGACCGATCTGGCCCCACGCAAATCCATAGGATTTTATGTTGGCGACGGAGCTGCCGGTTCTCCGGCTGATGTAGTAAAGCTCTTCGTACTCGCGGGCGACCCGCTCGATGACGACGCCGATGGCTGTCGCTGCGGTGACGGCGGCGGCACCAAGCTCGGTAACATCTCGCTTGGTGACGCCGACATAGGTGTTGAAGCGGCGAAACGATTGCTCGTCGACCTTGAAGCCCAGCGCGATAAGGTATTCGCGAAGGATCATTTCTTGTTCACCGCCGCCTGATAGCGCCGCTCATTCTCTACCTTCACGTCAAGGGCGTCGTTTGCCAGCTTGACATCCATGATATCGGCGCTGCCGTCTTTCAGGCTCTCCATTCGCATCGCGCCGGCCAGTACGGGTCGCATCAGGTAGTCCTCGCCGCCGGGTAACTTGGCGTAGGTTATTTCTGGACCGTCGCCCCCGTATTCGATACGGGGGCTGAGAAAAAATCTATGATGCGGTTATCCTCGATCACCTGAAAGACCATCTCGGCGACATCGGCGATGTCGATGTCGTCGAACATCAGGCGGCCGGCCGCATAGATGTCGGCCCAGCCGACGCCGCCATCCTTGCCTTGATCGCGCTGGATTGATCCGAGGCAGACGGCGAGCGCGGCATCGTTTGCGGTTTTCGGGAGGTCTCCGAATAGTGCCAGCGTCGTCGTGATATAAGCGCGTCGATCCGGCTTCACGGCGCCCTCCGGCAGTTTCGGATCGTTGGCAACCGAGCGCATGATGGCGAGCGACTGGATGACATCGCGCAGCAGTCTGGCAAGCTCCCAGACCTGAAACGTCGACAGCTTGCGGAAGCTGTATTTGTTGCCTTTTATGTCGAGTGTGGTCACGTTGACCTCCCTTTGAAGCAGATACGGCGGGCCGAGGCCCGCCGCACCCTACAGCCTCGCCCCGATTCGGCGGTCAGGGATTGACCAAGTTGGGAGCGCCCGCCCCCAGAATTTCGTTGACGACGCCCTTGAAGCGCCATTCCAGCGTGTTGCCGTCCTTGGCCCACGCATTATCCGGGAATTTTGTGAACGCCATCTGGCGGCCGGTGACGACATCGCCGCGAACGCTGTCGTGGACGCGGATGACGTTCTGGCCCCAATTCGCCGCGCTGTTCCGCTGAAAGTTGAACATCTTTTCCAGCAGTTGATTGACCGGCGATGTTTTCAGCAACGTCACCACGATCTCGCCGGTCTGCGAGGCGTGAAGGCTTTGCATGATCGAACCGTCGGCGCCGGTGGTCGTGGTGTTCTTGTCGTCCTCGAAGCTGGTCTTGATGCCTTCATCGCTGGACCCGGCGGTATTGCCGATTGCGATGCTGCCACCGGGACCGCTGATGCGCGCCGAGACGCTAAGAAAAGAATAGCTGCCCATCTTGCCCTCGCTGTTATTGGTTCACATAGACCGTGATAAGCACGGTATGGACTGCCCCGGCGAGCTTCGCCGCGACTTGGAATGATACCGATTTTCGAGCGGCACGATCAGCTTCGTTCTGCGAGGCAACCGGTGGCGCATAGATATAGAAGCCCTTATCGAGCCAGTCGCCCTGCTTGAGCTGGCCGAAGCCGCCAGCGTTCCAGACGCCGGGGGCGACGAGACCGTTGACGACGCCCTGCGCGCAAGCCGCCTCGATCTGAGTGGCAATCGCGTTCATGCCGTCATCGGTCTGCGGCACCTTCGGTAAGGTGTAGAGCAGGTTGAAAACATTGCTCTGGATCGACCCGGCGAGCCAGTTCACGCCGACAATAGTGTCGATGAATTGCCCGCTCGGTGTCACGCCGGTCTGCACGATGGCCGTGCCGTTGGCGTAATTGACGTAGACGTTGCCGTTCTTGGCTTGGATGGCGTCGGCCTGTGTTGCCGTCAGGCTCTCCGCGACAACACCGGGTTCCTGCTTATACATCAGGGTGAGCGCGGTATTGTTTCCGTTCCAGTCGACGACGGCGACGATGGCGGCGAGCGACATCACCGCATTGATGTTCGTGCTGCTGTATTGCACAGCGGTCTGCTCGTAATTGAGCTGTTTCAGCACATACATGATGTCGGTGGTCGACGCCGGATCGATGCAGCCGGCCTCGGTTGATCCGACCCAATAGAAATGCTGACCGCCGAGACCCTCGATATATCCGGCGACGGCTTCGTGATCTGCATCGACGGTGATGCCGGGGAAAAACACCGCGTAGAACTGTCCGGCAAATTGATTGTCGAAAAGCTCCAAAGTGGCGAGCGCGGTCTGCGCGGCGACACCATCGGCGCGGTAGCCACCATCGGCGGCGCGGCCTTTTAGCAGCGCCGAGATATCGGTGCCGGCAGCGGGGGCCGTCATGAAGCTGATGGATGATGCTGCGCCGGTCGTCGCCGACGTGATGATGAAGCGGGCGAGGCTGGCGTTCCAGACGCAGGTTTTGCCGCCGCCCAGAGCGGTGGTGATGATGGCGGCAACGGCGTTCAGGTTCGCGGCGCCGGTAAAATCGCAGGGGCCGACATCTGCGGCACCGCCACCATCGACGGCGATCTTAAACTCGCCGTCATCAATCCCGGTGAAATTGGCGAGGGTTTGATCGGCGGCGGAAAGAACACCGCCATAGAGCTGGCCGGCGGAGGCCGTCTTTGCCCAGCGGCCGATCTGTATCTGTGTCGGTGACGGACGCTGATCGAAGAAAATAGCGGCGGCCTTGTAGGCTTCGCTGTTGGCGTCGAAATCAACCGCCAGTTCGGCAAGGGTATTGTAGGTCCGCTTTCGGGTGACGACATCGATCACGGTCGACGTGTCGAAAACAAGCAAGGTGCTGAGGTTCGGCGACCGCGCCCCGGTCGGCGTGATAACGACATCGACATTTACCAGCCGTGAAACCGAAAGGTTGATAGTCATCGTATGGTCCCTCAAGCCGGCGGGTTAACCGCAAGCGGTTTGTCTTTTGCGCCAGTATCGAATTTCAGCGTCCCCACCATCGATAGGACGTTCAGGACTGGATAGCTGCGGACGACCTGACGCCGAATCAGTACGGGCAAGTCTACCTGATAAAGCCATTTTGTCTTGACGATCACCGGAACGACGACGGCGTCGCCGACATAAGCAAGCTGCATCAGGGCCGGCAGCAAAACCTCGCGGTTCTGCGGGATCGCCGAGTTGTCGCGGACCAGCCGCATCAGCAGATCGGCGTTTCCGGTATCCCCGGTGTCGTAGAAGCTGCACAGGATATTGAGGGTCTCATGGCGTTGCAGCTCGTCGCTGCCGTTGTCATCGGGCTGGTCGCCCTTATGCACGATATAGGGGAAGCGGTCGCCGTCCTCGGTGGTGATCCGAAACGACATCCAGCCGATCCCGTCATCCGGGATCGACGGCAGCACCGCCTGATATTGCGGCCGCACCATCGTCCCATCCAGACCGGAAAGACCGACAAACCATTGCTGCAAAAACCTGAATAGGGTTTGGCCCTCGGCCGGTGCCGGCGCCGGTGCCGGTTGGAGGTAACCACCGGTGGCTGAGGTATTCGGCATCAGGCGGTCCCCGGTGCCGGATCGACGAAGTTTCCGGATGATGCTTGCGCCACCGTCATCCCGGCGCCGTACCGGCTGAAATCATCGAGATTGTCGATCTGGAATTGCGAGCCGGCCCAGACGATGATGTCGGCCAGATATTTCGTCGTCACCGGAGGGGCGCCAACGGTCTCACTGGAAACGCCGCGCAACTTGAACGGAGTGACGACCTCGATCGATTTTTTCTGTGCGGCAAACGCGGCTTCTCTGGCGACGCTGTTGTCTCCGGTTGGATAGACGGCGCCCCTGACGTTGGGGATCACGGTTTGCGTCACCCCCGGCTCGCCGTAAGCATTGATGACCTCGACGCGCCGGATCACCGTGAAGGTGTCGGCGCTGACATCGGGGTCCAGCAAAACATCGGTGACATCGATATCAGGCACGTTTCATCTTTCGGATGACATAGTTAAGCGCCGCCAGCATCTTTCCGGTATCGATCAGCGGGACATCCCCGGTGCGGCCTCTCCGCCGCCGCGCCGCCAGTGTTGACGCCGCCAGCGGCGGCGGTATCCGGGACCGTATCACATTTCGCATCGATGCCTGTGTCCGCAGCCCAACGGCATTAAGACCGGCGTCGACATCCTTGACGCGGCCCTCCAAGGCGGCGGCAGCGGCCTTGCGGAAGCTGGCGTCGTTATCTGGTTCAACGGCAACAACACCGGGGATCATGAACTGCCGCGCCGGGATGCCAGCCAGCATCGATCCGTTGTCGTGGATGTACGCCAGCGCCGCATTGTTGATCGGCTCGCCGCGCTCGGATTTGTCACCGGGGACGCCAACCATGACCTGCGTCCCGGATAGATGATCGAGACCTTTTTTAAGGTTGCCGAGATTGTCCTTGATGACGGTAAGCCCCGGCTTCATCGCGGCGGCAGCCATGGCATGTTTGGTCTCGGTAGGGCGCCGCCATCACTGAGACTGACGACGCCGTCACGCATCACCGCCGATGAAATAGCCAGCACCACATTGTTGGCCGCCGTTCTGGCGACAACGGAATCAACCGGCTTGCCGACGGCACCGGCTTCGAGCAGTTCGATGATCCTGTCGGCAAGCTCGCCGCTGATCCTGACATCGAGTGACGGATCGGTCATGAAAACAACCGGTACATCGCATAGCAGACGACGGCCATGATATCGATGCTGAGGATCATGAGACCGAGAATGGCTGGAATGAAGGCGGACTGCCGGGTATCGATGTTTGGGCTTCGCTTCAACAGCGAGGCCGCCGCAAAGCAGCAGACCGCTGCGACGAATAGCGTGGCGACGATCTTCCCCATCTCCGATCTCCGCTTATGAGCTGAACCCGGAGCCGCCGGGGGCCGGATACGGATACGGTCCCGGCCACGCCGGTCCATTGAACGGCGGCTCCCCGCCGCCGACCCCGATCAGCACCGGACCGGCGCCGACTTTCTTAAACAGGTTCATCAGGCGCAGCCCGTAGGTGGTCAGATTGAAGCTGCTCGATGCGGCCTCAAGACCGGCGCCGGTGTCATAGCTGATATTGGCGGGACCGACACCCTTCGATGACACCGGTCCCTGCGTGATGCCGGGGACCGCACCAGCGGCGGCCGACTTGGCGGCCTGTCGTTCCAGCACCATGTTATGCGCGATGAATAGCTCGATCCCGACATCTTTCAGGCTGCGAGCGGTGCCGGTGGTTCCCGGCGTATCATCCCAGCGGTCGGTGAACAGCAGACCGGCGAGATTGATGTAATAATTGATGCCGCTATCCGGGTATGCCGTGCCGTCGGCAAACTCCGGATAGTCGGCTCTGAATTTTGTAGGATCAATCGCCATCCCCGGACCCCAACTGAGCCGAGGATTATTCGGCCGCGACGACCTTGTGCGCCTTGACGTAGAAATGATCGACGAGCTGCGGCGGGATCAACATGCTGCCCCGCGTAAAGGCGACACGACGACGGTCATCGAGCGTCAAGGTGAAATCCCTCGGAACGGTGACCCTGACCAATTCCTTTTCCGCGATGTCGGGGAAAGCCTCGCGCGGCGACAGCGGCGCCGTGGTGACCTTTTTTCTGACATCGGCGAGTTGCTGCAACGCCTCGGCGGCGGTCTTTTCCTTGAAGGTGCTGGCCTGAGTTTCGTCGACCGGCGGCTTCTCCGCAGCGACGGCCTCGACAAGCGGCTTCTCCGTTGCCGCCGCCTTTGCCTTGTCATCCTGTTTCTTGTCAGCCATGTCCGTTCCCTCTCTCCAAAAGCAGAATTTTTATTAAGCCGGAACGGCCCCCGTTTTACCGGGAGCCGCCACCGTCGCCTGACAGATTAGATGCCGTCGAAATACCCGATGGTCTCCGGGTACACAACCTCGGCGACGCCGAGGCGGCAGTAATACGACGCCTTCTGGTAGATCGCGTCGTACTGGACCGGGGTGCGGGCCAGCGGCGTGATCGGATAGCGGACGTATTCCTTTTTCTGCGAGTAGACCATCATGCGGTCGACAGTGCCTTCGACGGTCAGGGTGCCACCGACACCGGCGCCGATTGCCCATTTCACCGGCTCGATGGCAATGGTGCCACGGCCAGATGCGGTGAGCAGGTTGTTCTCCAACAAGTAGCGGAGAACCGAGACGTTGCCGGCCTGTGACACGATTGCCGAGCTGATAAGGCCGAACTGATCCGGCGGGATGATGACCTTGGTCGGCATCACCGCCCACGCCGAGTTGGCCCATACCGTCGTCAACGCCGTGTTGAAATCGGCGAGAATTTCGCTCGGCGTTTTCTGCGCCCATTGGGTATGACCACCGGCGCCGGCGGGGACGTTGGTGACAGCGGTCACCTTGTCCGCGCCGGTGCGGGCGTCGGCGGTGAGGATGCCGGTGTCGCCGGTCTCGACATCGCCGACATAGACCTGCGCGTCAACATCCATCTGATGCTTGAGCTGCAAGCCCTCGTATTTCTGCGCGTCGATGGGGCGGCCGAGCTTGGCAGCGGATTCCAGCTCGAACACCGTGTATTTGATCTCCATCGACCACGGCCGCAACGGCTGCGTGATCTTGCCGATGTCGAGGCCGACACCGGTGATCTGGTTGGTCGCCTTGCCGATCCACGCCTTGCCGCCATTGGCAGCTTGGGTCATGCCGAGGCCACCCGCCGACGCGAACC